ATGAGCAGCATTAGACAAACTCAGTTCAGCAGGAAGGTTGCCAGTCGGACCTGTGGTGCTACCAAAAGTCCGTTGATGCTTTTCTGACAACCTTTGAATGATAGGACCAGTGCGGCGATAGTCAACTTCAGTCAGAGCATCCCCACCGGTTCTAGTTTGAACCTCATGGTGCGGAGTGTCGTCTGGTAAAAATCGCATGGCTTCAATTCCACTCTCTTCAGCTGATCTAACAAGAGACCGAATACGCCGTGTTGCTTCTTCTTGAGTTTTAGATGTTCTTAGGATATTATCCAGTTCATCCAAGTAGGGTGCCGGTGACCAAATAACTTCACTAGTAATCTTTCGGGTTTTCTTTTTAGCAGAGACTGAAGTTTGCGTTTTACCAAAATCGACAAGAGCTTTTCGTACACCTTCTATAAGATCAAGGGCTTCCTTATCCATATGAATAATTCATTTGATGTAATTTAAAATGAGTGTTTCACGGAGTTTATTAACTCCAAATTTGGCTCTCATCCATGATTGCCAATGGTTACTTCCTTTGTCCTGATTGCATCTGGTACATGCTGGAACGACATTCGTATTGACATCTTCGCCCCCAAGAGAACGAGGATGTACATGGTCCAGAGTAAGTTCGTGTAATTCATAAGTTTCTCCACAATAAACACATGTGCAGCCAAAGTGTAATTTAATACTGCGCCTCCAAAGGCGCTTTGCTTCAGAGGATGTCATGGTTATTAAGTTGTATAGGTAGTGATCAGGAGTTGGAAGTAATGGGGTCATGCTTTACGTTTTTTACCGACACGGGCGCGATTCTTAGAGGCTTTTTCAAGAAATGTAGATCCATCCCGTTTATGGGATACATCTTTACCATCTCCATTACCATAAGTACCACGGCGTCGGTTCTCTTTATTTAAAGCAGACCGTTTTGAGATTTGTAGTTTGGAACCATCATACTTTTTCTGGTATGATTTATAGTTACCATTAGCGTATTTAGCACCACTATGTTTAGAGCTTCGAGCCATATAGCCTCCGTTGGACTAGTTCGGGGTCAACAGTTGGCATAATGTTAGCCAATTTATCAAGTGAGTTACCCTCAAATGCGACACCACTGATGTCATTCTTTGATAGCCAATCACAAGCTGCTTTTAAATCTTGTGTAGTTGCCTCACCAGATTTAACACGGTTTAGAAACTCATTAGTAACTAGATTGTGTAGCTCATTAAATTGTTCTTCACTCGCTTTGTTTTTTGACATTAGTCTTCTTGGCTCGTGTTTTCTTTACTACGGGTGCTTCAATTGCATACCATGTTTCACCTGGTTCATGCATAAGATGTGATTCTGCACGTACTGCTTGTTCAGCAGTTTCATAAGTACCAAGTACCTTTTTAGTACGAAGGTCTACTACGTTGTAAGTCATTTAATTATTTCGGAGGACAATTTGGTCTAGTTTGTTTTCAATACGCACCATATGATCTTCCATACGCTGAACCATGGTTGATAGATCAGCTTTAGATACATAGTCCTGAGCCACGCTAAGTTCAATAGCGTCGATACGTCTGTCAAGACCACTAATGCGATCATGTACATTATTTATTCGATTGTGTAATCTGTTATTCAGAGTTGCGCCACCTGCTACTAAAGCAATGACAGCAGCGACTATTGCTTCCATTATTTAAGGGATACGATTGGTACGATGTCATGGCAAAGCATTTCGACACGACTGCCAGGTCTAAAAGTAAAACCTGACTTCATAATTTCTGTACACTTAAGTGCTCTGACTAGCTCGTAGTCAAGACGCATCTTTTGCTCGTGTTTACGGGCGATACCTTTACAGGTTTCTATCATGCCACCATCTAGTGGGACTGAAAAGTTCAGTTGTACGCCGAAGTTATTGCTTCGTACATACCCTGTGTTATCGTAAGGAATAGTATCGTTGCCCATATAAAAGGGCGAGAATTGCATGGTTGCGCCATTACAACTATTGTTACTTGCAAAGTATTGCCTAGACGGTGCACCAGTGTTCTGAAACTGCACCGCCTGATTGGTCACATTACCTGTAGCTGCTGCTACCGGAGATGATGTATTTTGTACCTTTGGGTCATCATTAGCGTAAGCAGGACTTACTGAGAGAAGACCGATAAGGATGTAGTAGTAGTAACTTGTTCGATTGTTTCTGTTACTAGGCTGTCTTGAATCTTTCCTGCTGCTCTGGTTACAATCTCTAGTTGAAATTGATCTCCTGCAGTATGGACTGAATAAGTTGTAGCAGCATTTGAGATGTCCCCACTTGGGACTACGTTTGTTCCAGACCATGATGTATAAGCACCACCATATACGTTGGTAGCAATGGTTCGGTCAATATCAATGGTGGTAGTTGTTGTTGACTGCATTGAACCTTGCGTAAAGTTAGGGGTCACCTGAGCTGATACTGGACTAGCTAAAAACAATAAAAGTAGTAATCGTTTCATTCTTCTTTCTTTTTAGGATCAGGAGATTTGTTATTAGATTTATTATTGGAAGTAGTTAAACCAAAAGTAGCAAGTGCACCAGTAAACACAGAAGCAACAAACGTTATATCACCACCACTCTGACCTTTTTTAATCATGGGTAGTTCAACATAGTTTAGAGTAATAATAAAACCACTCCAAATAACAACGCCTAGACGAACAAAGGTTCCAAGGATTTGTAGTTCATCTTCTGTATTTTCTTTTACCTTTGCTAAGAAGTTTTTACTGGGTCCGGTTGATTCTTCTTTTTTGTTATTTTGTTCCATGCTTGCTTCATGATTGGTTTCATAAGCATCACTAAGTATTTAAATAGTGATGTAGCAGCAAGGGTGGCAGCTACAGAAATAAATGCTGTAGTTGCTGCAGTAGTCATGATCGTTGTCGTCGGCATCGGGACTTCAATGTCCGTAAATGGGATCTCAATGATCTGAGCTTCAGGTGGTATAGCTGGTTTAGCTAATGTTGGATTGTTTTGTTGTTGTTGTTGACTATCTGTATCTTGTGGCGGAGGATCTATATTAATACCCTCTATCCCTGGTGGCGGTCTAAGTACGTTAGGAGGCACCACAAGCGGCTCATACGACGGTATATCTGCCTGTGGTACCTCTAGTATAGGTATAGGTAATTGGAACGCTTCAGGGAGCAATAGAGAGGGTAGTTTGGGTGGGTTGACCCACTCCATTAATCAGCACCATACAACCCATCAGCACCAAATAAACCACGTTCAATAAAATCAACAGCGGTGTCATCAACTGTATTGTCTGTTGTTGTAGCCATTTTCCGCAGCAGGTCAACAATTAAGCGTTTGACCTTTGGAGATTGGATAAAAGAGAACAGAATTGGACGGATAAGTGTAATCATAATGATTATTAAGTAGTTTTAGTTAATTGAAGCTGTAACTCCTGTAATTACGCTGTCGTCATTAGTAGAAATTACAATACAAGTATCACAATGCTTTTCAAATACAACAGGACTAGTTGTACCTAGACCACCTAAAATTGCATCAAGAAAAGTTGTTAAATTGGCCTTAGCATCTAAATTTGAAGCAGTAAAAGAAAGATTTGCTTCTTCACTACGCTCAACAGTAAAAGTTACTGATACAGTACTAGTAGCTTGATCAAGATTGACAGCCCAAAAACGCCAAAAATTGTCTGAGTTATCTAGGTCATCGTTATATTGGATAACTGCCTCTGGTTTAATGTAGGCACCAGTTTGGTAATTAGGTGTGTATCCAGATTCAACTTGTGAACGTAAAAGTTCATAGTTGTTAGCGATCATTTTATCTCGTCGCTCTTCATAAGTATTAAACTTATTTTTAATTTGTTGGAATTGCAGGCGTGCTGTTTCTTCTGTGTTGTTCATAATTATTAAGCAGGAGTGACGGTGTTACTAGTTGCACTAACAGTGCCTTGCGAGTTTGCAAATTGAGCACTTACAGTAATTGTTGTACCAGCCGATAATTCAACATCTGGTGTATTACCAGAAGGTAGTGTTGCTGGAAATGTAATAGTATTGTCAGCTAGATAACCTAAATTAACAAAACTAGGATCAACTGACGTTAGGTCAGTAACTGTACCTGCACTATTAATAATACCATACATTGTAGATATGTTGCCACCAAAATAATTTACTGTATTTGTTAAAGGTGATCCTGTTGATATGGTTCCATTAATATTAAATAACGTAACATCAGAACCTGAAATGTTTCCAATAAATGCTGTATTACTTCCTTGTCGTACTTTATTACCAGATCTAAAAGAATTGTTAGCCAAATTTGTAGTATCAGTTAAAGTTGCAATGTCAGAATCTTCACAGTAAATAAGTGATCTATAGTACTGTTGGGTAGTACCTTGATAGTTATATCTTCCATGACAAAAAATATAACCACCAGCGCTATGGAAAAATCTAACTCCCCTTGTACTCATCGTATCTAAAAAATCTTTACTGTATTGATTATAACCACCAACTTCAGTTGATCTCCTAAGTGAAGGAGTCCAACTACTTCCGTTATTACTACTCATAAAATACGCATAATAGTAACTTGTATTGCCAGTAACAGCTTGGTTGGTACCTTTAATCATTGCAATTAATCTACCCCTTGAAAATGTAAGCCCTTTAACCTGTTGAACAGACCAACCTGTTGCAGATACATTAATATTGGTATAACTTGCACCGTTATTAGTTGAAACATAGATTGTATCAAGTTGATCCTTACCAAGTTGAACTACAATGTTGTTTCCTGATACTGCTGTTCTTGAATAGTAGTAATCTTGATTGGTTCTCAGTGGTCCGGCTGTTGCTACCCAATGGGAAATTTGTGAGCCATTATTTACACTAAAATCACAAGTATAAAAGTAGTTATCATAACCATTATTATGATAGTGTTTAGCAACCATTGTGATTTTTGAGCCATGTCCAAAGAAACCATCAATCTTGTTGGTGCTAGAAGTTGAATAGTTGGGAAAACTACTCCACTGAAATACTAAATCAGTTGTGGTAACTGTTGCATTACTATCACAAATGTCTCCATTCATAATATGAATAGTAGCCTGAGTGCTGTTACTCTGGCTGCAGTTTACAGAATATGTGTGGTCAGAAGTAAAGCCAAACCCGTACTCACCCTCGGTTGCATCTTGAGCTGAGGTATTACCACCAGTATTTATTTTTTTCCACTTATTATTAGACCCCGATATTGATGTAACATTATTTAAATAGCACCACCTTGGGCCGTTTTGATATTGCAAAATTGTATCACCTTTCCACACGTCAGACCATTTAACCCCTGAGGAACTGTTACCTCCACCGGGTTCTTGATATGAATTTCTATTTGTAGTATGAGTATCATCAATATAATACTCCCCCTCCGTAATTTTTGGAGAATAACTTGCATTGGCAGCATTCGCATCACCAAAGGATGTACCACTGGCAATGCCGTATGTACTTCGGAACATTTTGAACTTCTCGTAGGAACTATAGTCCGTCGGAAAAGTAACAAACGCTGCACCACCAACGGAAGATGATACAAAATGCGACGTCCAAGTATTTCCGTTTGATGAGTTTTGATCCCCGCCTGCATTATTTTGATGTATGAGATTTGTTGAGTTATTTACGTTAGATCCAATATCATCGTTTGATGTAATTCCTGTTACATTTGAAGTTTCAGGAAATGTACTAAAAGTACCATCTAGTTTAACTTTTAGTGCTTTAGTTGTAACAGGTACACCATCAGGATTTAAGTTAGCAACAGCACTAAATGTCTTAGATGTATATCGTGCTCCAGCAGTATTATCTTCAGTAAGAACAAGGCTTCCAACAGTAGCTGGTCCTAAAGTGTTAATCTGGCCTGATGCTGCACTTTCTATATCAAATGTTAGTGGTCCACCAGTATTCGACGGCGATGTATCAGTACCAGTTGTAACGGCACGGATGTAATATCCAGAATCTGCACTCTGGATAGTATATGTGGTTCCTGCTGAACCAATGTCAAACCATCCACTTGTTCCATTGAAGGATCGCTGCCAACGTGTCGCATAGGTATAAGGAGCTGTACCACCAGTTACGGTACCTTCTGTGGCAGTAGCTGTACCACCAACGCCTAAACTAGACAAAGAAATTGTCGTTGCAGTAGATTGTGATAATGTTGTTAAATTAGATTGAACAACAGTCCACTGAAAATGCACACTACCAACTTGAAGAGCACCAGCATATGTAGTGTTATCTGTAGTAGTATTGGGAGTATCAGTATAATTTAATTTAAAGGTGTAGTTACCTGCACTGTTAACAGTACCAACTTCCTGACTTTTAAAGCGGTCAGAAACAACCGCACTATTATCGGTAAAGACAACAAGATCACCAGGATTAGCGTTAGCAATAGTAATTTGTTGTGCTGAATTTAGAGTTCCACCAGCAAACGGAGAAGCACCATTAGTAATTACAAATGGATCAGCAGAAGTACCAGCACCACTTACAAAAGCAGGTGAGGCAGTTACATCAGATGGTGTTGGAGCAGCTTGAGAACTAGAAGAAATGCTAGTTAAAGCAGAACCTTGTTTAACATATAGTTTACCTTCATCAGTAGCAAAGGTAATTTCACCTTCTTGAAGATCAGTTAAGGATCCATTTAAATTGGAATATGTACCTCGCGCTACACGCAGAGGGGTTCGATTAGTAGGTGTAGGCATTAGAATGATCCTCCGTCGAAGGTTGTTGATGTTTGTACAAGTGATGACCCGTTGTTAAAATTACCGCCATCACAAATAGCGATAACGTCTGCATTATCTACAGTCCACTTAGATGTTGCAGTTTTATATCTAAGGACTTGGTTGTTAGCTATAGGTGCTGTACCATTACTCATTTGAGCCGAATATATAGATACAGAGCCACTTGTTGGCACGTTGACGCTCCAGCCGCCTCCAAATTTAACCTGTAGATTACCAATTCCTGTATCGACTATTGGCAATTGAGTTATTGTTGTGGTCCAAGTTACCGCCCAGAATTGGTTAGTACCATGAGAAGTTGTATAATCTATAGTTACACTATCGCCAACTGATAAAGTATTTAAAGCATCTTTAACTTGTGTATCACTAGGACTAAACCATAAATGTGCATATCCGCCAATGTTATTAACATAGTATTCTCCAGATGATATGATTCCAGAAACTCCTACTATATTTAAATAAGTTGGAAGTGTTAAAGTATTACTTGTTGGCGCATAAGCAAAGTCAGTCTGGTTAATAATTGCACCAGCTACATCAGAAAAACTAAGAACACCACTACCATTAGTAGTTAGTGCTTGACCAGTTGTACCAGTATCATTAGGTAGTGTCAGTGTGTAGCTAGCAGCCGCACTATGTGGTGGTCCTTTAATCTTAATCCCATGAGAATTGTTCTCACAGTTAAGAGTAATCTGACCTGAACCATTCGTGCTATCACCAGTTACTACTGGAACATTTCGGGTTAGATAACGTACTTCTGGATCATTTACTGTGTAAGCTGAGTAAGAATAGGTTTTTGAGCTATGTGTGTAGTCAAGCTTAGTTGTAATACCACTTGGTTGAGTTATCGTTGCGTAACTGCCAGGAATACCACTAAGGGTATAAGTATCAGTACCAATAGTCCAAGTGCCATTAGCCAATCCTGTTGAGTTAGTTACTTGATAATAACCATCTGCGGTTGGTATAAGTGCTTCTAAAGCTGTTTTGCTAATTAGACTTGTGTAAAGGACAGAATCAGCAACATCAGATGCCGCTGTATTAGCAATAGTTAGTGCTGAATTAGCAATTGAAATTGCTGAATCAAATCCACCAGAACCATCACTTTGACGGCTGTTGGCAAGAGCATCATTGGCAGTTGCTGTTGTGGAATTGGCGATACTAATGGCAGAGGTGAAACCGCCGGAACCATCACTTTGACGACTATTATTTAACGCAGTATTTGCAGTAGTAACTGCAGTATTTGCATTAGTATTAGCACCATTTGCAGTAATTACCGCTGTTGCAGCATCCTGCGCTGCAGTGTTAGCTGTACTAACTGCAGCCGTAGCGTTTGTATTGGCTGTATTAGCTGTTGATACCGCTGCTGTTGCACTTGTACTAGCACTATTGGCAGTATTAAGTGCAGTATTAGCTTTTGAAATAGCAGTAGTAAATCCACCAGAACCATCTGATTCACGTGAATTGTTTAATGCGGTATTGGCAGTAGCATCAGCAGCGTTCGCCGTTGTAACAGCAGCACTAGCGTTAGTTGATGCAGTGTTAGCTGTATTAACAGCATTAGTAGAGTTTGTGTTAGCAGTGTTAGCAGTAGCTACAGCAGTATTAGAATTAGTTTCAGCTGTGTTAGACGTTGCAACTGCAGCATCCGATTTAGTGTTCGCTGCGTTAGCTGTAGCCACTGCATTGTTAGAGGATGTCTCAGCATTGTTTGCCGTGGTTACAGCACCATTAGCTGTAGTCGTAGCTAGACCAGCTTCAGTATCAGACTCCTGTGTAACGTATAAGTTTTGAGTAAAGTTTTCGTTTAAATCCTCAGCTTTAATGGCGGAGCCAGGAAAGAAAGTAGAACTAAGGGTATCGATAGTAGTATCACGGAAGATACGAATAGCTACATCAGTAGCTGGTGCTGTAGTAAATGACAGCGTTGTAGCGTTAGCAAATGTAAATGCAGTTGTAGCAACTGTGTCAAGTGTTACCTTAACATCAGCTTGTTTCAAATATTCAAATGTAAATGAATAGTTCGTTGTAGAAC